CATTGCATCTAAGAATTGTTCTCGTTTAGATTCACATGCTTCTAAAACTGCGGCAGCATGTTCAGGTGGCACTTTCTTTCCTTGCCACTTTTTATCATCAAATGCACACCACGCACCTTTTTGGTTAATGACTTCAAGTTCAATAGCAACATCAATTAGACCATTGTATGGGTCCATTCCTTTTTCATAAGGGACTTCAATCGTAACAGTCTGAAAAGGTTTTGTAAAGCGAGTCTTATATCCCTCACATTTCATACGGATACCTTGGACATCTGCAGTTGTCTTATCTTTCAATTTTAGCTTTGTCAAGAGAATAATTTGAGATGGTGCATATCTAATAGCATCAGCAACTATCCAATTACCTTCACCATTTGTTAAATCTTGGTTCTTGTAGACTTGTGCTGTTGTTGCAATCGTAATATTGAAATGCTTAATATTCTGTACGAATTCACGCTGCATTGCTTTCAACTGTTTGTTTCGTTGTCCCATATCACCTTTGGAAACACCTTTTTCAAAGTTTTCCTGTTCGGTGTCGGTCAACATCATATCAAGACTATCAATGGCGATGAAGATTTTAGGTGCATCAATGGCGCGCCCATGCTCTTTTTTGTATCCTGCGACAAGAGTAGACATTACTTTTCTAATTTCTGATATGGTATCTGCCTCAACATATTTGTAATTGTTCTTCACATCAACACCAATTCCAGACACGAACCCATCATCCAATGCGTTTTCGGTGTCAATGGCGACAACAAAGCATCCTGCTTTTTGTGCTTCGCGCATAGCGTTACACAGTAGGAAACTTTTACCTGCTTGAGATGGACCTGTAAAGCAGATCATTCTTCCTTGTGGGATGCCTTTGTGGAAACTTCCTGATATGGTTTTGTTTAATACGTGATTACCGGTTGATATCCAGTAACGTGGGGGTTCGGATTCGCCAACTGTAATGCCTGACTTTTCCCATTCTTTAGAGACTTTATCTATAAAATCCATTGTTATACCTCTTTATTGTTATTTTAAAACACAAAAAGCGGGATGCCTTATTACAAGCACCCCGCCTTATTTAGGTTAAGAAACAAGAATTAACTTGCTGCGTTACCTTTTCGTTGAAGAATCTTAGCCAAAATCTCTTCTGCATCATCTTCATCTTCATCTTCATCTTCGTCGGAAGTAGTGCTAGTTACTTCTTCTGCTTCTGATGTATCTTCAAAATCTAATGGTGATTTATCTTCGTCTTTTTCAGTGGTTGCTGCTGAGGTAGCGGCACCTGCTGCGGAAACTGCGCTAACATCTTCATCCACTTCCGTGAGTGAAGCGGCGAGCATAGATTCCAATGCTTCAATTTCAGGTCGTTTAGGCAACAGTGTGGAAAGGTCAATCATTCCTTCTGTTGCTGTGGCGATTTCTTCATCGGTTAAGTCGCGATTCTTACGTTTGAATCCAGACCCAACAGTATACGTGGACCACTTACCTTGAGGTGTTTTCTTGATAATGAAGTCAACACCATCCTTAAATTTGTAAGGAATTGTGTCTAGTTCACCACTAAGGGATGCCTCTTTGATGATTTCGTAAAGTTGGAATCCGAGCGCAATGCAGCAAACTTTGCCTTCATAGGTTTCACCAGTTTCCGTGTTAGCAGGAAGTGGGTCTTCGACTACGAGTGCTTGCATAAGGTATTGCTTTTTACGCCAGTATTTCTTACCATTCTCCTCATCGTCTTTCTTGTAGAAAGCGGAACTAACACGGCAGATCGGACATTCTTTTGATGTCGCACCGTACATAGTTTCACATGGAACGTTTTTCTTTTCGCCATTGATAACGAGATTATGCATGACTTTTTCAACAAAAAAGTCCATTGGGTTTTCTTCGTTAGCATCGGGGAGGAAACGGATAATGGCTTGTTGGCCGTCATTCATTTTCCAGAAAGGGTAGTAGTTGTTATTGTAACTATCGGATTTGCCTGCATCTTCATTTTGTTTAAATGCAGCGCGAAGTTGGTCTATATTGTCAAACATTATTATTATTCTCCTCTAATTGTTGTTCTTATTCGCTTCAACAGGTTTTTATAGATGTCCTGTCATCTTCGTATTGTAACAGGAATTTATTTCCTGTCAACTAGTATTTATGCTTTAATCGCTTATATGTGCGATTAATTTTGATTGGTGAATACGGTGATTTGTCTATTCGTTCTATCGTGTATTCTTCCTTCGGAAGAGTTTTTGGTTCATATGGACTTTTCATTATTATCTCCTAAATTTGAGGCATAATTCTCCCACTCCCAATCCTCCCACTAGCCACATTTCTTTTACTGTGAAACGTGTTTTTGCTGTCTAACACTTGGTTATTGATTGAGTAGTCTATTACAGTGCACTTATCAGGAACCCGTGTCGTGGGTGAATCGCACTATGTTAGTGGTTTGGATTGAATCCTGTTTATCTGTTTGTCGTGTTAATGACTCCTAGAGATCGAGCAATTGGACATGTTAGATCCTAAATTTTGCTTAATATTAAGCAATCTCCTTTCAGGCAAGTCCAAGTTAAATCTAGCACTATTCTTTTTTATTATTGTTTTTATTCCGGGAATAACCGGTACATCCTATTGTTTTGTTTGGGATTTCCCCTACCAGACTCCAATAGTTTATAACCCAACCATACTGGTAACATTGTGATTCTAACTCCTATTTAGGAGTTTGTCAAGTATTAAGTTGTTCCTGCAGCATATAAATCTGCTATTTCTGTAGGTGTTAACACTTTATCAAAAATAGCAACATTACTTACAGTTGCATCGCCATATCCGGCACCACTGAGATCTCCACGTGCACAAATGCGTATTGGTGATGTAGAGGTTGTACACCAAGTACCACCACTACCGCCACTACTGCCGGTGATATTGCTGTCTAAAACTCCATCAAGGTATAAGTCAATTGATGAAGATGTATATACTACAGCAAAATGGGTAGGAATGTCAGATGTAATGTTAGTTGAATTTCCACCACGAACACCTGTTCCACCACATCTCCATTGAGTAACCAAACCTGCTGTTCTCATTGCCCATGAATATCCACCACCAAATCCTTTAGTTATGAGTTCACCAAGACCAGTTCTTTCTCTTTTAAACCAACCGGTAACAGTGATTGTGCTAACATGGGTGGCAGGATTATCAGGGAAGTTTACATATTGATTTAATGATCTGTCAAATTTAACTGATTTTGAAGAACTTTGTGTTGGTATTAGATTTGGTTCTCCTAAAGTTGGACTTCCAACATATGTGCCGTGGTTTGTACCAATTGAATCTGTGGCAGTAGTTCCTGATGTTTCATCTAATTTCCAATATGATAACGGAGAAAGTTCTACTATTTTGTCATCATATTCTGTTTTAGAACCTTCTGAATAATGTTCTGCAACTTGTGTTGGGGTCACCGGATAATCATATACTGTTAATTCATCAATAGTTCCATCGAAGAAGTTTTGCGGTCCACCACTACCGGATTCTTCAGTAGCCCCCACATAAATTTTAGTTGTTGTTATGTCACCGAACCATACCAAGGCATCGGTTGTTTGATCTGTGGTACTATCTAACACGCCATCAATGTAAATCTTGAATTCAGATCCATCAAAAACAAAAAAAACATGATGAGGCGAATTATCGTCTACTGTACCTACAGCGGTAGTTCCTGCAAAATCTGTATCATTACGCCGCCAAATATTAGGTTCGCCGGATGTTGTTATATAAAAAGTCACCTGATCAAATGTTGTATCGTTACAAACAGAAAATATTGATCCGATAGATGATTGAGTTGAACATTTAATCCAAAATTCAACAGATCCTTGTGTATCACTACTGCGATAATCAGATATGTTTTTGTAGTAATATTGATCTGTTCCATTGAAATCAATAGATGAACTTGCAGGATCTCCAATTAAAGATGTTCCACCCACTGATGGTTTTCCAACTGGAATTAAACTGGGGGAATTCATTTCGGTTGGAACTACTGAAGGTGTAATGCTTATATTGTCAAAATTGGCAGTAGCAAAAAAGTCATTACCAACAAATAATTTTACATAAGCGGTTGTTGTGGTTGCGGTGAATCCTGCTTCGATTAATCCTGTATATCCATTAGTATTGATACCGAGTCCACCTATTTGAGTTGTTGGATATCCACCAGAAAGTGTTTCGAAAATACCAATGTGTGTGTGGTGTGATGATGCTGTCACTTCTGCTGAAAGAAGATATTCTTCACCTATAGTCAATCCTGTGACCTGTGTGTAAACACCATGTGTGCCAAATCCTTCATTATTTCTATTGAAGAAAATGGTACCAGCACTCCAATTCATTGTGGTAGAATCTATGGCATTCCAATCAGAAACATCAGTATCAAATGTTCGGTTGCCAGTGATTACTTCAGTATCGTCAGCATCCATTCTCCACCAATTCACTGGTGTGTCGAACAATAAAGTTCTCACATAACTAATAAGTAGTTTTGCGCCAGATGATAGTAAATTATGATACAACATTACTTACTATCCACCATTGATATATCTAATCTGATTGTTGTACCGCCATCGCGTGTATATCCGGTAACCACATCAACAGCACTCGCCGCACTTGTGATAGTTGGGGCAGTACCGCCTGACCATTTAACTGCGGCTGGCCATCCACCAACTGTCCACCCACCTGTTCCATCTTGAGTAAACTCAATTGTAATAGGTGTGACCTTTCCTGATGGGACATTGCTGAATGTAATGCTTGTAATGTTTTCGGTTAATGTTATGGCAAAGAAGTTGGTATCTGCCATATCAAATGTGATTGAACCGGATGAACTGCTTGGTGTTTCAAATGATTCACCATAACCATTAAATGTAACATCATCCAAAGTTGAAAAACTGAGGTTACCAGAAGAGTCAGTCGTTAAGAATTGACCAGCAACAGATGATGGATCATCAGTTGGTAATCTCCACGTTCTGCTTGTTGTGATGCTCGCGGGTGCGCGCAAACCAACGTAGTTGGTGCCGGTGCCTAAGAAACGCATAATGACAGAATCGTTTGCACCTGATGCGGCATCTAAATTTATAACACCTGGGTTCGGGGTGGATGTTTCTTTACCTGCCGTTAAGTAGATATTACCTGGTTGACCACCTGTACCACCTGTGCCTGATGAAATGTATACATGACCACCAGGCCATGCGCTATTTGAAGTACCCGCACTGATAGTCATTGTTCCACCAGGACCAGCAGGGGAGTTACCCGCTCTAACTACACAATTACCAGCAGTTGTAGCATCACCTGCGATCAAACTTGCATCACCACCGACACTTCCACCGGGAACAACTTTAATAACGATGTTGTTGTTACTTCCACCTTCGTGCAAATCAATTTGGTTTGAACCGCTTGTTGTGTCAATAATAAGTTTACCATTTACATCAAGGTTTCCACCCAATTCAGGTGTTGTATCATCCACCACTTCTACTATAGGAGTTGATGCTGAAAATTCTATATTTCCACTTGAATCTGTGGTCATAAATCTACCCGCAACAGTACTTGGATTATCATCTGGTAATGTCCAAGTTCTGCTTGTTGTTATGCTCGCGGGTGCTCGTATACCAATATATTCGTTACCGTTTGAACCTTCATAGAAACGCATAATTGGGACAGGTGTAACGTTTCCGTTGTTTTTAATATCAACATAACCAGACCAATTTTGTGAAGGGTTGATACCTGCTAATAATTGGAGACTTCCGGGAAGGAAACTTGTTCCAGCGTCACCTACTGCGAGATTGAGGTTACCGGCTGATACATTGTTTGATGCACCAGATGTTACCGTAAGATTACCACCAGTTCCTGAACCAGGCGTTCCTGCTGTTATGTTGAGATGTATGTTTGTTGAGTTGGCGACAATATCATTACCATCAACATCTAAATCGGCACCTAATTGTGGGGTTAAATCTTCAACAATGTTGGCAAGACCACTACTACCTGCTGTTAAATCGGTTTCCGTACCAGCATCATCCTTGAAATATAACTTACCATCAGTTTTTACATAAAGTGATCCAAATCCAGACTCAGGTGTAGCGCCACTTGAGATCTCTGCCATCTGCATTGA